CAATCTTCACGACCCTCATATTTCACGTTTTGGCAGGAACAGATCCATCTTTTCCCGAAGCCTGATGGCATCTATCCGCTTGTTGTTCGTGGATATCGTAAGCCTACTAACTGGTCTGCTTCAGATGGTACTGAGGTTGATGCGGACGCAAGGCTTCATCAGCCTCTTGTGTACTACGGGGTTGCGCAAGTGTACCAACTGCAGGAAGATATTGAACTCGCCTCGTTTTACCGTAAATCGTTTGACGAAGCGGTAAGGCTTGCTGCTGCGGACATTATGCGTCCGCCTTCGCAACGCCCTCTTGCTGTATCTGATGGGATACCTCGCATGTCTAATCGTTTGTGGATGCAATCACTTGGTAGGACTCTTGGTCAATGAGTCGTCTGTCGTTGCTTCGTACAGAAGATTTTACTGGTGGACTCAACCTTCGTGCTGACCCATTCCAGTTAGGTCGTACTGAATCACCCGATCTGTTGAACGTGGATATTGATCCACGTGGTGGTTTAACTATGCGTGGTGGCATGACTAAGTTGAATACGTCTGCTATTGGTAGTATTGCTAATGGTTCGTTTACTCCCAAAGCGTTGTACGCTTGGGATAATAGTACGCCACAACTTTTATTGTCTGCTAATAATGCTGTTTATTCGGCAGCGACAACAACGTTTACTTCTTTGAGTATTACTACGACTGCACCTTTTGGTGCGTCGTTTACTTCGTGGTCTGCTAGTAATGAAAGTTTTCTTTATATTGGTACTGGTGCTGCTAGTTATAAATGGAATGGTACTACTTCTGCTACGGCTTTGACTGATGCTAGTACGGCGTATGCGGATGACTATTCTTCTCCTGTTACTGGGTTTGCTCCCAAATGTCGCTACATTGCTTCACATGTTGATCGTTTGTGGTGTGCATATGTGACCGAGGGTTCTACTGATTACCCTAACCGTGTCCGTTTTTCTCATCCTATTAATCGTGAGTCGTGGGCAACTAACGATTACATTGATATTGTTGAGGGTGGTTCAGGTATTACTGCAATCATTCCTTTTAACGGCAACCTTCTTGTGTTCAAGAAGCGTGCCGTGTTCGCTATTATGGGTTATTCAACTGATACGTTTCAAGTTATTAACTTGACTAACGAAGTTGGTGCTGTTAACCCTTTGAGTGTTGTTGCTACTGAGGCTGCCGTATATTTCTTTTCTTGGCCTGATGGACTGTTCAAATATGATGGTCAGCAGTTTAGCGATTTGTTTACTTCTATTCGTCCTCTGATTCAAACTGGACAGGTTAATAATATTGCTCAGGATGAAATTCGTGTTGCGGACGTAAACCATAAAATTTGGGTTTCGCTTCCTTTGGGTACTGACACTAAAGTTTCTGCTTGTTATGTTTATGATCCTTCTTTGAAGCAAAGTGGTGCTTGGACCGAATATCAGACTTCTGATGCGAAAGGTGTTGGTAGTGGCTGCGATTTTGTTACGTCTACTGGTGCGACTTACAATTTGGTTTGTCATCCTTCTAACGCTTATGTGTTGAAGGTTGATCAGTTGAGTGTGTATCAAGATGATGTTGGTACTGGTCCTTCTAACTTCACTTCGTATTATACGACTCCTTGGCAGGACGCTAATAATGTTTCTGCTAAGAAAATGTGGCGACGACCCGACTTTGTTGTGAAGCAAACTTCTGTTGCTACTGATCTGTTTTTGAGTGTTTATCATGACTGGGAAGAGTCTGTCGTCGCTAGAAGTTATGTGATTGGTTTGGATGCTTCAGGTACTGCTCTTATTTGGACTGCTCCTGCTACTGAACCTGATGGTATTGCTGGTTGGAATGAAGCCAACTGGGGTGAGAGTGCTAGTGGTTCTTCTTTTGCTGTCGGCAAGTCTTTAGGACTTGCTCGCAGCGTCCAGTTAAAAATTCAGGGTGAAGGCGGAAAACCTTGGGGTGTTAACTCTATTACTTATAAATATAATCCACGAAAGGTGCGTGCCTGATGGCTACTGCTTCTGTTACTTATGTGTTCGCTAATGGTACTAACGCTGATGGTACTCAAGTTAACTCTAACTTCAATAATGTTGTTAACTTTTTGAACACTGAAACTGTTCAACGTGACGCAAGCATTGCGTTCACTGCTATCCCTACTGCTCCTGCTACTGACCCTACGACTGATAATCAACTTGCTCGTAAAGCGTATGTTGACAACTATACGCCTGCTGGTGTGATCACTCAGTATGGTGGTGCTTCTGCACCGACAGGTTGGTTGTTGTGTCAGGGTCAGGCTATTAGTCGTAGTAATGCTTTGTATACTCGTTTGTTTGCTGCTATTAGCACTACGTATGGTGCTGGTGATGGTACGACTACTTTTAATATTCCTAACTTGCAGGGTCGTATTCCTGTGGGTAGGGATTCTACTCAGACTGAGTTTGATACGTTGGCTGAGGTTGGTGGTTCTAAGATAACTGCTTTGATTACGGCTAACTTGCCTTCTCACCAACATGGTGTTGGAACTATTTTGCCTAATACTATTGCTGATCATCAACATGGTGTTGGGACTATTGCTGCTGATACTATTGCTGATCATATTCATACTCATACTCTTGCTGTTGCGGACCACCCGTGGACTACTTTTAATGGTGCAGGCATAAGCGGTACATTTATTAATTTGAACAATGGACCTGCAACTTATTTTATGGAACACACACTTACTGGATCAATCATTGCAGGAGGCGGACACAGCCACGTCATGAGTGGCTCTACCGTCCTCGCTGGTGGACACACACACACCATGAGTGGCTCTACTGCCCTTGAAGGTAGTGGAACATCATTCAGTAACCTTGCCCCCTATATTGTGGTGAACTACATTATCAAACTATGACCAAATGGACTGCGCCTGATATTGCATCACTTCGTGGTGACAATAGTAGACCTCTACAAAAGATCTTCGGATCTTTAACAGAGTACCTTAAAGACACTTTAAGTCAGACGACAGAAGTTTCTCAAACGTATGTGCGTAATGGTGAAACGACAGCGTTAACTATTGGTACTGTAGTATATTTGGATGCTCGGCAGGGTAATAGGGCTACTGTGAAGCGTGCGTTTAATACGAGTGATGCTACGAGTGCTAAGACCCTTGGTGTCGTCGCAGAGTTAATTCCTGCTCATGGTGATGGTCTTGTGACTACGTTGGGTTATTTGGAGAAAGTTAATACGTCTGCGTTTACTGCTGGACAAACTTTATATTTGGGTGCTACTGCTGGGACGTTTACTGCCACTAAACCTCATGCTCCTAACCATATGGTTTATGTTGGTGTTGTTGTTCGTGCTAATGCTGGCAACGGCATTATTTATGTCCGTTGTCAGAATGGTTATGAGTTAGATGAGATTCATGATGTTTTGATTACGTCTCCTACTGCTGGGCAGACTTTGTCGTATGATGCTGTTAATAGTTTGTGGAAGAATGCGACGTTTAGTGATGGTGGTGGGTTGACTAACCTGAACGCAAGTAATCTTGCGTCAGGTACTGTCCCTACTGGGCGTATGAGTGGTTCGTATGCAGGTATTACTGGTGTTGGTACTTTAAGTGGTCTTACTTCTTCAGCACGAGTTTGGGCGCAAACAGACTTAAGAGTAGGAAACGCTAACTCTACAGTTCTATCGTCAACCTTATACAATTTGGTTGTGACACCACAGGCATATACGGGTCTACAGGTTCTTCTTGGTGAACATTACGGTCTCACAAGCGTAGGTACAACTAATAATGATTTTACAGTTTTTGCTAATACAACTGTAAGAATTAAATATGTAAACACCACGATAGCAACCTTTAACTCAACTGGTATGACAATTGATGGTGCTGGATCTCCTTCTTTTACTCTCGGTGATACTGGGTTTGCAGGTTATTCGGGACTTGTAGGGGATAAAGGTTATTTGCTATTAGGCAACAGTGTTAGCGACCCCGTAATGTATTTACGAACTAGTGGTAGTGGTCCTGTTTATCTTGGTGCAGCAAACAGCAACACTCTTCAAGTTGGTAATGGTTCAACAACTCTTATTGCTGGTTCGGGCATAACAATGCAAGCAACAACACAGACGATGATTAACGGCACAAACAATAATGCTGGCATTTATCTTGGTGGCGGTATCGCCTCAACAGCAACAGGTGGCATTGAAGCATCATGGCGTGACGCAGCAAACCCAAGTATTGCTATTGGTGTTACGAGAGATAACAACCGAACAATGACCGTTCATTCTTATGTAGATAATACGATCAGATTTTTTGCAGGTAATACTGTCAAAGCATATGTGAACAGTAGCGGTTTTTTAGCAACTCATTATTACGGCAATGTGCAATACGGTTTTTATGGGTCTATGTCTGTGTATGGCATTAACAACAGTTGGTATGGAATAGTTTTTCCTGAATCTGCATCAACAATGATGGTGCAAAACAACACTTTTGGTCATTACCGTAACAACTCCACATGGAACTTTTATGTTACAGGTGGCACATTTACTCCGTCAGACGCAAGATATAAAAGAGACATTGAACCATTAGAACACGGAATGAATTTTATACGAGAAATTGTTCCTGTCACTTACGACCCATTAACAGAAAATACTGACGATGACCCTGAAGCGACTGTTGGTAGAACCCATTACGGGTTTACAACACAAAACATTTTGCAAGCACTCACAAATGCGGGCGAAACAAGAGATGTAGCAATAGTGGATGTTGGTGGTTGTGACCTTTCTATGGGTAGCGATAGGCAATATTTGAACCATTCGGCGCTTATTGCGCCTATAGTTAAAGCAATACAAGAGTTAGATTTACGACTACAACAATTGGAGACAGTATGAACGAGCAATCACAGGTAGATGCAGGCAAAGTTATTGAGTCTTTGCTACGACAGGTAGCGGATTATGCTCAGAAGGTTGCTTTGTTGGAGGCTTTTGTGGCTTCTGTGGATAAGGGTGAGGGTAACGAAAAGGGTGATTAGTGATGGCTTACACTGATATAGGTTTAAATTACGAACCTCAAAAGCGTGGCGCTGCCCAGCAGCGTGACGCTTCTTTAGCGATGAACGCATATAGTCGTATGTTGTCGCAGCAGCGTGGTTCTCGTGATCTTATGGCTGCCGATAAGGCTGCTGCTAAGGGTCTTGAGGGTTTTGGGGCTGGTTATGGTCGTCGTGGTTTGCGTAATAGTGGTCTTTTCCGTAATGCTGCTTCTGATTATTCGCAGAATTGGATGAATCAGCGTAATGATCAGTTGGATGCTTTGCGTCAGCAGTTGGCACAGTATGACTTACAGGATGCGCAGTCGCAGAGTGGTTATGAAAGTACTTTGGCTGATATTGAATTGGCGAAGCAGCGTGACATTCTTGCCACGGCTGCTTCCTTACAGGGCTTGCGCCCATTTTTAGGAGCGTGAGTCATGGCTAGTGCTGATCAATATGCAAGGGATGCGGACCGTAAAAGGACTGTTGGAACACAAAATAGCAATACTGGTACTAAGCGTAATGTAGGTAAAAGGCTTACCCCTATTCAGGACTTGTATGGGGGTACGGAGATTTGGAATCGTACTGATCCTATTAGTAGGGCTGCTATTGCTGCTTGGGATGCTGGAGATCTTGTTGCTGGTCCTAATGGTAAATGGGATGCTATTAACATGGCTGGCATTGGGGCAAGAAATGCTGTTTATGAAGCCACAAAGAATAATGCTCCTCCTCCTCCTACTGGTGGTGGTACTGATAATAAGGCTTTGATGGCTTCCTTGACACAATATGCGAACAATATGGGTTCTAATACTGGGATGGACTCTATCAACAATTTGTATAACCAATTGTTGACTGATACTCGGAGCAGTGGGCAGTCTCAGCAGGATGCTATTAATACTTTTTATAACAAGTTGTTGACTGATACTCAGAGCAGTGGGCAGTCTCAAGAGGATGCCATTAAACGTTTGTATGGAACATTGTTGGGTGATACTACTGCTCGTGGTAAATCTCAGCAGGATGCTATCAACAAGTTTTATGGTGGCGCTGAAACACAACTTGGTGGTTTGAACGCTGATGCTTTGGCTATGTTGCAGAATCAGTATAATCAGATTAGTGGTGAGATTGGTACTCAGTCTGATGCTGGTCGTACGACTATTGATGAGAGCACTCAGCGTGCTTTGGCTGCCCTTGGTGGGCAGTCAAACCCTTATGCTGGGTTGCAGATGGCTGATGTTGGTGCTGTAACTGATCCTATGGCTGCTTATAGTCAGGCTGTTGGTGCTCCTCAGGGTGGTATTGATGCGTTGCAGCAGATGTTGCAGTCACAGAACGCAGCGACAAGGGGAGGGTTCGGTAACCTTGCTCAGTTGTTGGGTGCTTCTCAGCAGGCTGCTCAGCAGTCTCGTATTGGTGATGTGAATGTGGCTCGTGCTGGTGCTCAGCAGGATTTGGCTGCTAATCAGCGTGCTGCAGCGTTGCGTGCATTGCAGCAGTCTCAGCAGGCGCAGCAGGCGCAGCAGGGTACTTATGCCCAGCAGATGATTGGTTTGGGTCAGAATCGTTTGCAATCTAATTTGAGTGCTGAACAGAGCATGGGCGATATGTTGAGTCAGTTGCAGCAGAATCAGTTGAATGCCCAGTTGGGTACTCAGCAAAATACGGGTAATTTGCTGAGCCAGTTCGGACAGAACCAGTTGAATGCTCAGTTGGGTAGTCAACAGAATATGAGTGGTTTGTTGAGTCAGTTGCAACAAGGTCAGTTGAACTCCCAGTTGGGTCAACAGCAGAATAATCAGGGTCTTCGCAATGATTTCATGGATCAGTTGTTAGGTCTTGCTGGCAAGGGTATTGATGTGTCGCAGATTATCGCTCTTCTAGGAGGTCAATGATGGCAGGAGAAGATGTTCTTCTTGATTGGTTAATGTCTCAAGCGAACACTAAGGGTGGTTCTAAACAAACTAACAATATTCAGGATCTTGTGTCGTCGCTGTTCTCTCCTGAGTTTGGTGCGCTAACTGGATCTGTTGATCCGTTAGCGACGCAGGCTGCTCCTTATGTTCCGAATGTTCCTTTGTTGACTGCTTATACGAATGATCCTAATGCTGATGTTCGTAATGCTGCTTTGCGCATTGCGAACGGGGATTCTCCTCTTGATGTGAAGATGGAGTTGCGTGGCAAGTTTGGTTTGAAGACGGAGAAAGATTTTACTGATTCAGGTTTGACTATCAAGGAACTTGATGGCATTGTTGATGACATGTATAAGGAGTATGCAAGTAACTTGAGCGATGAGGCTGCTTATAACGCTGCTTCTGCTAAGGCTTTGGCTTCTAACGTTTTTGGTGATGCTATGTTGCCTCAACCCACTGAACGTTACACAATGGACACGATGCCTGTGACTTCTGATTTGCAGGCTATGTTAACTCGTCTGCAGGCTGAAGGTAAAAAAGTTATGGAGATGGGCGAGAATGTTCAGGGTGCTGCTGATTTGGAAAAGCAAGTGATGTTGAAGTATGCGCAAGAAAATCAGACACCTGCCCCTAAGAAAATTAAACCTATTTCAAATGAGGATGCTTTAAAAACTATTCCTTTGCCTACATTTAAGTCGTATGAGGATGCCGTTAAGTATGGGGATTCTATAGTTCCTGAGGGTGGACGCAAATTTGGTGAAGCATGGTCGCTCGCCAATAATGCTTCTATCTATTTCCTTAAAACTAAACCTAACGCTACCGAGGCGGATCGTCAGGCTTATGTTAAGGATATGTGGCGTAAAAACCTAGAGACCACTTTCCCTGATTTGGGTAAGCAAATGAATATTAATAATCCGAATAAAACTGATTTTAATAGGTTTGCTGTTTCTGATGAAAATAAGCGTGAAGATGCTTTGATGCTTGATCGTGCTGCTAAGTCTGAGGCTAAACGTACTGTTGGTGATGATTACAGCAAGAAAAGAAAACTGTTGCTCAAGCAGGCAGGTATTGCTCAGCAGAAAAAGGCTGGGGAACTTATTGCTTTACAGATGCTCGGTCAAACGCCTTTGTTGGACGCTTTAAAGATGCGTACAACTGGGCTTGGCTGATGTAACAACTTCACCTATTATTGATGGCTGTTTATAATCCTCGTTTTGACCCAAATAGTATGGGTGCTTCTACTGGCTCTTCACCTAAGGTGCAGAGCCTAAAGGATATCCTTGCTGCTCAACCTGTTCAAAAGCGTGAATCTTCGCTAGGTAAGAGCGCCTCTACCAAGGGCGCTCCTGATGAGGGTGGATGGCGTGGTCTTGTAGGGGATGTTCTTGGCAGTGCTCCTGCCAAGTTATTGTTGAAACCTTTGATTGCGCTTGACGTTCCCCGTCGTGTCGTTATCTCAGGTATTAAAGAAGGCATTGACATCTTCGGTCCTGATGATGCGTCTTTGGGCGATTTCATGAAGCAGGTTAAAGATCCTACTTTTGGTGCTGGAGATTTTGTTAATACGGGAAGCAAATGGGCTGACCGTATTCTTGGTTTTGTTGGTGACGTTGCTCTTGACCCTTTGACTTACGCTACGTTCGGTGCTTCGCATTTCGCTGGTAGTGCTGGTCGTCTTGCTTTGGCTAACCTTGCTAAGGACGCTGGCATGTCAGGCGCTAAACTTGGTGACATTGCACGCTATGGGCGTGCTGCTCTTGATGCTGACGAGATCGCTCGTCTTGGTGTCAACCGTAGCGGTGTGTATATGTTTGGTAAGCGTCTGACTGCGAGACGTATTCCTTTGACTGGCAGAATTGGTGAGTTGAGTGAGAAAGGTTTGGCTAGTCTTCGTCTTGCTGGATCTGAAACTAAACTTGGTTCTGCAATGCAGAAGGCTTTTACTCCTAAAGATTATAAAGAGTTACGTATCGCTTTGGCTAAGGGCGATATTCCTGATAGTAAAGTTGGCGATGTTATTACGACGATTGTTTCTCGTGATACTGAACGTCAGGCTGCTGCACGTGGCGCTAACGAAGGTCAGCGCCGTGTGGCACAGACTATGGCTGAGGCTGGCGAAGCAGAGATTCAGTCAACACGTAAGACGTTGCATAAATATATGGAGAACCCAGCGTTGCTTGCCAACGCTTCTCCTGTAGAGCAGAAGGCTTTGTCTCGTTGGACTACTTTGTTTGGTTCTTTTTGGGATGACGTTGATGCAATTATTAAACTTGTAGATCCTAGTGGTGGCTTTGGTCGTTTCCAAAACTATTTCCCTCACATGAGCACTGATGCTGCTAATAAGTGGATGCGTGAATCACGTGGTGCTTACAGTAAGGAAGTCGCTGAACTCATTGATCGTCCTCTTGACCCTGCCTCTGTTTTCCAGCATCGTAAATTAAAAGAGGGCATGGAATGGTTTGGTACTAAGTTAGGTAAGGACGATTTAACTGTTGATCGTTTGAATGAGATTGCACGTAATGGTGGTTTCACTGACGACTTCTTTGAGACTGACATTATTACTGTTGCAGAAAAGTATGTTGGTAGTTATTCAAAGCAGATGGGTATCTCTTCTCGTTTGAAAGAACTGTCAGATAAGGGTGTTCTTAAAACTCTTTCTGATCGTGCTATTGATGAAACGATTATTGACACTGGCGCTAAGGCTGCTCATGAGGTAGTTCTTAAGGCTGCTACTAAAGATCTTGTTGATGTTGGGGTGAACTTTAAGAGTGCTTTGCAGATGGCTGCCGAAGGTGTTGTCGTCGCCAAGAATGAGGCTGTTGCTGGTATCGCTAATGTTACTGAGGTTGCTTTAAAGGCAACGTCTGCAGCCGATGCTGCTGCGTTGCAGTTAGCAAACGTTAATAAGAAGATGGACGATGCTGTCAGTCTTCTTGATAACTATCAGAGAACTATTGAAGGTCTTCTTGCTCCTGATGGTTCTTATCCTATTAGTGCTGGTCCAGTTTTCAAGCAGTTGGACGAACTGAAGATTCAGTTAGTCCAGTTTAAGGATGAGTTTGCTGGGGCTTCTGCTAATGAGGCTAGGTTTGCCGAGGAACTTGCTGCTGCTAAAGCGGAGGGTGCTGCTGCTGAGGCTGTTGTTAAGAAGCGTCAGGCTGCGGAGCGTGCGACGACAAAGAGGGCAACTGATGCGAAGGCTAAGAAGGTTGCGACTAAGATTGAGAAGACTATTACTGATGTTCAGGACACGGTTAATTATAATCAGTTGTTGACAGAGAATTATAATTCTATTGTTGAGGGTACTGTGTTCACTGGTGCTAATAGTGATCTTCTTAATAACATTGGTGAGTGGATTGGTTCGCAGCCTTTGGCTTCTGCTACTCGTGGTCGTAAGGGTGTTCAACCAAAGTTTAGTGGTGGTGTAGATGCGTATATTAAAACTAATCTCGGTAATCGTGAATGGTTTAAGCGTTTAACTGGTAAGAATAAAATATCTCCAACTAGCGTTGCCAAGTTAAACTATGAGGGTAGCGAGAATACTGTTGTTGCTTTGTTGAACTCAGGACCATCTTATATTGAAGATGGTCGTCGTGCTGGCATGTGGATGTTGGCTCGTGATGAGAAGTTCTTTGGTGAGGATGTTCCTGAGATTCTTGCTAGAGCACGTGAGGATCTTGTTCGTTCTCTTGAGGATGCCGAGACTGCTGTTATTGCTGATGCTGCTAGAGCGAGTGCAGCAAAAAAGACTGAGACAGTGAGTGATGCTGTTGTTGTCGGTGCGACTGCGACTAAGAAGCAGCAGGGTGAAATTGCTGCTGCGTCTGCGAGTCTTACTGGGGAGAACACTGCAGGTCGTATTGCTGCTCGTCGTGTTGAAGATGTGAATATTGTTGCTGATGAGGCAGGCCAATATGCTGCACGTTTGGAAAAGTTCTCTAATGTTCGTGAACAGTTAGAGGCTGCTGGTCTTTCTAATTCTGCTGAGCCTTTGACTCAGGAAGCAAAGGTTAAGTTTGCTCAGATGCTTGTTGGTGAAGAGGCATTGGCTGAGCGTGCTGCTGCTGCCAATGCAGATGAACTCGTGGGTGATGTTGCGGATTATAATGTTTCTGATGAAATCTTTGCGAAGACAGGCGTTGATGAAGAAGCAGCAATGGATGTTGCGAACGCTGAAGATTATGGTAGTACTCTCGCTGACTCTACTGATACAAGTGTTTATTCTAAGTCTGATTATATTGAGGGTGGATCTGTACGGAATATTTCAACTGCTAGTGACACTATTACTATTGATAGCGATTTCCAAAACGCTATCAATAATGCTATTGCTAAACCTATTGAAACTTTCGCTGATCTTCATCGTGTTGTTAAAGAGATTGAAGACAACATTGTTGGGCGTACGTGGGAAGTTGGTCAGGGCGCAACTCAAAGAACATACACTGTTCGTGATGCAATCGTTGCTCCTACTGCCAAGGATGGTAAGTCTGCTATTCAGCGTGCGGTTGAAAACAACTTAACTAAGGCAAATGTTAAGGCTGCAGAGATTAGTGGCTTGACCACTCAAGAGGTTTCTCAAGTTGTTGCCGAGAAGTTAACTCAGTACATGGTGTTGTCTGAGTTGCATCAGAGGTTTGTTAATATTGGCGCTGTCCTTGGTAAGCATGGTCAGACTGTCACTAAGGACATGTTGTCTGATACTGCGAAGAATGTGACACGCAACCTTCGCCAGCATTGGCAGGCAAAGGTTGAAAAATTGACTGCTTTGGGTGGTCCTGAGTTGGAGCGTGCTCAGAATGTATTGAAGCAACTTGATTCCATTACTCTTGAACCTTCTGATGAGTTGTTCTCTCGTATGCTTGGAGATATGTCTGTCCGTGTTCGCAACACGGCTGCCGATGCATCTGATGCTACTCGTGTGAGTGGCTTGTCTAATGCTGCTCGTGGCAAGATGGATGATGCTACTGATTCTTTGCAGAAGATGAAGTCCACTCCTCAGTATGTTAAGGCTATGCATGATAAAGATATGGTTAATGCCATGGACGATCTTGCTGCTTCTAATCTTGATCAATATGTTCTTCCCGATGGTACTCAAGGTTTCCTAGCCAAGGATGCCGAGGGCAACGTTGATGTGTTGATGATGCCTGATGGTGTTACTCCTGTTTCGTTCACTGAGGCTGAGTGGCGTTCTCTATATAAAGACCCTAAGGCTAATGTTGTTGCTGACACTACTAAGGTCACTGCTCTTGAAGATGACATCTCCAAGTTGGCAAACAACATTCAAAATGGCAAAACTACTTTAACTAATATGGAGAAGGCTCGTGCTGCTGGCAAGTTAACTGAAGCAGATATAGCCACGCAGCAAAAGATCATTAATGCTCTTGGTGCTGCGCAACAAAAACTTGATGGACTACAAATAGATTTAGCAAAACTAAAATCTGTTGCTGATGTTCATAATCCTGCCGTTCAACAGATGGCTCTTGAAAAGATGCGCATCCTCGTACATGGTAACGGCAAGCAGCAAGGCTGGTACAACTCAGGGGTTGACCTGAAGGGTGTTCTTAACTCTGACAATGCTGCTGTCGCTTTGCGTCGCACAAACATTAAGTCCGCATGGGAATCAGGACCGCAAGCAAAGTTCTTGGCTGAAGTAGATAATACTGCAGCCAAGGCTGAAGTGTATGCGCAACAAAGTTTCTCCAACTCTGTCGTCGCAATTAACGATCATGCTGATGTGTTAACCAAGGCTGCTGATGACGCTGCAAAGTTAGCGCAGGAGAAGGCTGCTAAGGAGGCTGCAGATGCTGCAGCCGAAGCACCTGAAGTTATCCCTGATGTTATTCCTTCTGCTCCTGTTGACAACACTAAGGTTTCTACTTTGACTGCGATGTTAAAGGAAGCGAGTACTGGTACTTCTGCTGCTAGAGCGAGTCTTAAAAAAGTTGAAACTAAGATTAGTAAGTTGGAAGCAACTCTTGCTTCTGTTCGTCAGCGTGAGGCTACACGCCTAGCAGGCAAGGCTGAGAAGCAACAAACTGTTGTTAATAAGTTGGCTGACACGCTGCATCAAGCACAAGGTGCTTTTGATGCTGCTGAGGCTGTGCGTGCTTCTGCTCAAGAGGTTGCTGAGCGTACTATCCCGTGGCTTGAGGACACTATTGCTTTTGTGGATTCTGTTATTGATGGGACTGTGAAGTTGCCTCAGACTCGTACGGGTGGCAAGTTTGGTCCTCGTCCTGTTGCTACTCCTATGCCTCAGACTGTTGCAGATCGTGCTGCTCAGACTGCAGCAGATCGTGCTTTGACTGGCAAGAATGCTGCTGCTCGTTTGCGTAAGGCTGGTCTTACTAATGATGAGGCGAATGAGTTGACTCGTTGGCGTAAGACTACGCAGTTGGCTATGAAGGCTTTTAATGATGATCCCAATGATCCTATTGCTCGTGTGCTTATGGCTGCTGCGCATGCTGAAGGTAAGTATTTCATGGCTGATCTTACTGTGCGTCAGAATCAATTGATTATGCGCACTATTGATCAGGGTGATATTGCGACGACATTCAAGAAGGCAACTGAGGATGGTTTTGCTTCGTTGGAGAAGATTGGTTTGAAGGGTACGCAAGCACCCAAGGAGATCGCTGAAGTTTTGCAGAACGTTCGTCGTGCCGATCAGCCTGCTTGGGCTAAAGAACTTAATCGTTTCTTTGGTAAGTACACACGTTTCTTTAAAGCGTATGCAACGTTAAGTATTGGTTTCCATGTTCGCAACGCTATGTCTAACACGTTCTCTCTTGTCGCTTCGGGTGCTGATATTAAGAATATGCATCGTGGTTTTGATTTGTATCGTGATCTTATTTCTCATGTGAATAATAAGGGCAAGATTGATGACTGGCTTGCTAAGTTTAGTGGCGAAGAGGCTAAGCGTGTTGAGATCGCTGTTCGTGCTATGGAGTCTGCTGGTGGTGGTCGTGTTGAGGAAGCGTTCGCTGGCTTCGCACGTAAGGGAAGCACTATTACTGACAACCCTTTGACTCGTGGTTCAATTAAGATAGGTGAGCGTGTTGAGGGTTCGGGTCGTTTCATGCTCGCTTATGACTCTGCTGCTAAAGGTTTAGATTTTAATACTGCGACTGCTCGTGTGAAGCGTTACTTGTTTGACTACAACGATGTTGGTTCTTTTGATGAGAACATTCGTCAGATTGTACCGTTTTGGATTTGGATGTCACGCAACCTCCCATTGCAGTTGGTTAACCAGTGGAGTAACCCTCGTGCGTATGCGATGTATAACAATCTAATGAGGAACGTTGGTCAGGACGATTCTAAGGATGTTGTTCCTTCTTGGTTGAAGGAACAGGGTTCTGTGAAGATTGCTGATGGATGGTATCTTGCACCTGATCTTGGTTTCAACAGGTTGAGTAAGGACTTGGAGCAGTTGAAAGATCCTGCTCGTTTGTTGTCGTATGTTAACCCTGCGTTGCGTCTTCCTGTTGAAGTGTTTGGTGGACGTAAGTTCTATAACAATGTTCCTTTCAGTCAGGATAAGGAGAAGGTTGCTGCTGGTTTTGGTGCTTCTCCTGTTATTGCTGCACTCGCTGATTTGCTTGGGCAAACCGAGCGAGGTCCGAATGGTCAGCAGTTGGTTGATCCTAAGTTGAACTATGTTCTTCAGTCTCTGTTGCCGATGTTGGGTAAGAGTGAACGTCTTGTTCCTGAATCGGATGAGATGAAGCCGAAGGTTCTTGGTAACTGGGCTTCGTTCTTGGGTGTGCCTGTTCGTCAGGTTACTCAGGGTATGCGTGATAATGAATTGCGACGACAAAGTAGTGGAGGTTAGTGATGGCTTTATTTTTTAAGGGTCGCCCTTATACGGGGTGGAATGGTAATAGTAAGGGCAAGTTGAAAGGTACTGAAAAGTTCAAGGATTGGGTTGTGTTCTTGAATGGTGGCAAGATTAGGAATCTTGGTACGTGGAATGTTCGTCAGATGCGGAAGCATGCCAAGCCGAGTATTCATGGTACGGGTCGTGCTATTGATTTGCGTTACGCAAACCGTGAGGACGGTTTGGCGTTAATGGATTTCTTGGTCCGTAACGCTGAGGCGTTTGGTTTGGAATATATTGGCGATTACCTTGGTGGCAAGTTTGGTCGTGGATGGCGTTGTGACCGTGATGGTTGGCAGGTATACAAAAAACCCACCATTGGTAGTGGTGGGTCGTGGATTCATGTTGAGTTAAGCCCTGCCGTAGCCAGCGATGCTGACTACGTGGACGCTGTGTTTGCTTGTTTATTGAAGCCTGTTAAGTAACTATTCCATTCGTAACTGCAGTATTTCTACTACTGTTGTTACGAATGACATTAGTTCTAGCATTGCCATAATGTTTCCTTCTGTCGCATTCATGTAGGTGCTGATGAATGCTTCTGCCCCACTATGGGGGATGAGTAGTTTGATCTCATAGAAGGTATCTGAGTCTGATTCTATTTTGTTTGCTCGTGCTTGAAGGTCGGCAAGGTCTTGAGGATCAAACGAGTTTAGGAATTCGTCGCTCATGGCTGGCACTCATCTTGGTTGAAGCGGTAGATGGGGATGCAGGGATCATCGTACTCTTCGTATAGTTCTTCTTCTTCTGCTGTCAGGTATCCATCGTGGGTTGCGCAGTAGAAACTGATCCATCCTTTTCTCATGCCGTGTTGTATCCATGAATATCTGTCGTCGTAAACGTTTTGTGGGTCATCCATTTTTATCTTCTTTGATCATGGATGCGATAAGAATAAAGTTGATTACGAGGCTTGCGATTACCATTACGTCATACATGTTTTTTGCTTCTTCCTTTTTCTATTGCTGGAATAGTTTTTAGTTTCACATCATAGATGCATGCTAGGTGTGCCTTAGGCACTCCTAGTCTTACTGATTCACGTACTAGTTCGTCTAGTAGTTCATCAAGCAATGTCAGGTTCGTCCGCTGATACAACGAAGTCTCCCTTTACTCGGTCTGCGATTGAACCAATCTTGTCAATGATTGTTTGATCTTCATTGATTTCGGCTAACCATAGGACTGTTGCGATGGCTAGTGCAGCGACATCAGTGAACTCTAGTGGCTTTAGTTCTTTGGTTGTTTCTTCTTTTGTTTCTTCGTTCATTTTTCCTCGCTTAGTTGTAGATTGAATGTTTCGTTCCATACCATCATTGCGATGGTTGCGTATCCTACTAGGTCTTGCCATGTGTCTACTAATGCTTCGTTCTTAGGACGATGTCCTTCTTCTACGAGTGTTAGTAGTCGTGCGATCTTGTCGCACATTCTGATTGCGATTCCTGTTAGACCAAACAGGTTGATGTTGTTATGTCCGTAGTCTCGTTGTTTGTTGACTAAGAGTTTGTGCATTGAGTCTGCTTGCCAAATGCCATCGTGTTTAAGTTGTGCGCAAGCCATGTCTCCTACGTCACCGATGAGTTCTAGTGGGACTTCTATTTGTGATCGTACGCATTGTGCGAGTCGTTTCTGCATTCCTTCTATTTGTGTGAGGATTGCAGGATTGGTTGGTATGAATGAGTTCATGTCATCAATGATTGCTCTTGATGCTTCTTCCCATGTTGTGAACATTGTGTACCTCATGTTGATTGAGTGGTCGTTGATTAGTAGTCGTTCTAGTTCTGCCATTGCTTTCTTGGATAGTCGCCATGCGTGAGGTTTGCTCACGCCTAAGCGCCCACCTAGTTGGCTGTATGAGACACCTTCGTAGAAGATTGCTTCAATGCAGAACTTTGATTGTGGTCCTAGTTTATCTATTGCGTCTTGGACTGCTTCAATGTGTGATGTGTCTTCGGGATCAAACACGTCACCGTTTTGAAGCATTCGTTCTGCTTCTGTTGTTGGCTTTGCTGCTAGTAGATCAAGGTTGAATGTCATGGCGTATCGGCTCTGTTGGGAAGTAGTCAATGTGGAGTGCGAAGTATGGTTTGTTGTTGTCGGGGAATCTGTCAACGACACCGAACTTGTGGAATGCTTTAACCCATTCGGCTAGTGGGGCTACCCAATAACGTTTCTTACTTGAGTCCCATATCCATAGGTTGACTGGTCCTATTGCTTGCCATACTGACATTGATGTCAGTTTGTCAAAGCGTGTCTTGAGCATGCTGTCGCCTCGTGAGGCGCACCCCATGACTTCGTATAGACCATCGGGGAGCATGTAGTCGGGGGCGTAACGCATTGTGTCTCGCATGTGTCGTGTATCAAACGTTGGGCGTAGCATCCCCAGCCTGTGGGCTGAGGGATTGACAGATTCAAATGCTGTTTCTGCTGTGTCTCCCATTGTTTTGATTCGTGTTGACCACGGTTGGTTCTTGTAGGTGCTCATGCTTTGATCGCAGTCAACTTGACGACTTGTGAGTCGTCTTTCCAAGCCACACCATTCAATCCATCTAGGATAGTTTTAACATAGTTGTCTATGTCTCCACGTAAAGATGATTTGGTTTCAATGTCAATTCGTTCAACGATGATTGCCATTCCTTCTTTGTCAACGACAATGTGGACAGCGACTTCACCTTCAAAGACTGGACCATCCCATGCTGCAGCGATTTCTTTTTCTGCTTGAATGGTTTTGGCTGGGGTGTACATGAATGTTTTGCCAGCCTTGGACACTGCTGCCCGTGGTCGTTCTTTAGGGTGTGGTCTTTGTTCTATGAAGATTGAGTGTGACCGTACGCTCTTACCAGTAACTTCTCCAGTTCCAGTCGTCCCGTCTCGCCTCGCATCAGATATTTTCCCCATCTTAAATCAGCATCCTCCAAGATACTCATAGCATCCTCAGGATTGAGTGATGCTTTACGGCATTCGTGTGCGAGGTGTGTCAACGTGGTTGACCTGTCACGTCCTTCAATAGGTCCGTCTCTGAAGATGGCTCTACCTAGTGGTGTCAGTTGCCTTGCTGCTTGTGCCATGTCGTGTGACGGTGCTCCTACAGTAATTGTGGCTACTTTAGGTGGCTGGTAGTAGTCTGCTATCTCGGCTACTTTTGTTGGTGTCACTCTTGTGGCAATCGCTTCGGGAACAAACTCAGATAAACTGATCTTGTTTCCTTCACGATCTACCATGTATCGTACACCATTACCATAGTCAGGGTACGGTAAACGAACATAGTTACCTAGTTGTCCAACGTTAAGTGTTTCTTGTTTCGGGTTTACTTCTTTGGGGTTGAGCCCTGTGACTTGGTGCGCTGCAAGGAACATGCGTCGCATGTCTCCTGCGAGCATCAGTTCTGTACCGAACACCCAAATGTGGTAGCCACGACGAGTCTTTTCAACCCATGATGGTATGCCTACTGCTTGAAATGCATCGTGTAATGACCATGCTTCTTCGGGAGCATCGTAGTCAATGTCTGTGCAGCCCCACACGCATTGTGTTTGACCATTGTGTGACAAGCATGGATAGACACCGATGAATGGACCGTTGGCTAAATGGTTTTTGAAATGGTCGGGAGTCAAAGGTGATCTGACACACCCACCTTCCCATGAACCATAAGCATCGCCACGTCCACGGAATAGTGTGACAAATCCTTTAAGGATTTCGTCATCCATTGCCGACCTCACGTAGGAACTGAGAAGGCAACTCACCATCACGTAAACGAGTGAGACGACCTGATCCTTGTTCAATCTCAAAGTCAATGTCATCAATAAGATTGCCAGCAGGACGCTTGTTCTTCACGAGGTTGAGTGTCAACGTATGTGAATGAATGCGTGACTCGTAACGAAGGTTGTCTAGTTGTTCCATCGCACGCTCTGATGCTGTTGACTTATCTAGTTTGGCTTCAAGTTCACGTATCTGTGACTCAATCTCAAACCGCTTACGACGCACACCAATGATGTGTGTCGCTTGCTGCTCGCCACCAAACGATCCTGATGAGATCGTCAGGCGCTTACCATCAGATCCTGATGAGCGTGAAGTCTGATGCAGCACCAAAAGTGGTACGTCATGTCGTCGCCCCCAAGCCTTCATCGTGTTGGCTTTAGATGGTACGTCTTCCCCTCCACCTTGGAGTAGTTCAAGATAGTCAAAGACGACAAGGTCGGGCTTCTGTCCCCACATGTCAGAGACTTCAGACATGGCTTTCTCCATATCGGAGAGAGCCATAGGCTGGTCAAGAACAGCGAGGGTTGGGAAGTGTTCGTTTGCTGTCTGCTTCAATAAGTCAATTGCCTCGGTGTCGTCCATTGCGATGAGGCGTTCAAGATCTGCTGCGTTCACGCCGTGTGTAACACAGGCGAGTTTAATTAATACGAGTGTACGTGGTTCGTCAGGTACAAAATAAATAATGTTCTTGTTGCTATTAGCCTTCAACATTTCCAGCAACGTTAATGTCTTACCACTATGACTGTACCCAATGACTAGACACATCTCTCCTGCAGCGATGCCACGCATCTCACGATCAAGATCATTGAACCCTGTGTAGATACGTTCGTGTGGTGACTGCGCCCAACGTACAAACTCATCTGCTGCTTCTTCAAGAGGATGATAGTAAGTATGTCCTTTGTGTTCTGATACGGGGGAAAGAGATGGGGACGATTGCTCGTCCCCATCCTTCAATGCTTTCCACTTCGCAGAAAAATCTACGGTGGGTTCTGTCATGATGCACTCTTGGGTGGCCAAAATGCTGCTGGCTCTTGACCGTCAACAGCGTCTGCCTGCTTGAACCAAGGACGCTTTGTGCCAACTGCTTGGTCACGGTTGTCCCATACACGACCCACGCCTGCCTTCTTGCATGCGCTGACCAACCAGTTAGGAAGATCGCCGTGTTGCTTGCCAGCGACGACAAGTGTGCCACTGCTCATTGGTTGTGGTGCTGCAGCCTTGGTGAATGTGGGCTTAGGTGCTTCAACTGCTTCTTCCATAGTTGAGTTAGGGAATGTCTGCTGAAGCATTTCAACACCGTGGTCTGAGTTAAAACCATGTGCATTGTTGAGGGCTTCGCTTACTGCATCAAAAGCGATAAGCCACTCAGCAATGTTGCTCATGGTATTCGTGTCCTTCACGATCAGTTCGGCTGCGATCTTTGCAGCCACCTGAGTGACAATGGATTGGTCTTTGCTGATCATTTTAGTGATCCTTCCTGTGGTTGTATATCTGATGAAGTTAACTTGCTTCCCTTGCATATTGACCAGTATGAGCACCAAGTCTGACTACACAAATAGTGTGTGTCATTCTTGGTCCACGACTGCTCTGTGCCGAGGAGGAGTGCCTGCCTAATGAAAGGTCTGACAATCTCTTTAAGCCAATCGGCATGGCTCTCGTTACGGTGGACAGACAGTATTTGTGCCGATCCTCCACGAACTAAAATTCCGTACTTGAATGTTGCTGGGTATTCAAGCCACTCATTTGCGACTGCTGCTGCAGCGTACATGGTTGGCTGTACTGCTTGTGATTGCTTGTCACGTTGATTGTATTTTCGGGCTGCAGTTTTCCAGTCCCAAATACCAGTCGTCGTTAGACAATCCATTGTACCAATGCCATGGACCTTCACTGTGTTATCGCCTAAAATAAATTCGTCCATAGGGAAAGTAAATGATTTTTCTACGGCGACAACTTCGCCAACGTGGGGCAGAATGTTCTTATCAAATTCTGTTACGAGTTCGTGGACGAAATCGTAGAGTTGTTCGTTGGTGTACTTGACACGGTTGAATGGTTCGTCAAGGAGTTTGTTTAACTCTGCGAGTCCAACCTTAATACCTTCACCCTTGCCTTCAAGGATGCTGGCGATGCCAGCATGGACTGCAGTGCCTAGGATGGTTGCATCGTTGGGCATGTTCCACTCTGACCTGATCATGCCTTGGCGACCACGCTCATTACACATGAGCGCATCACCAATCCAAGACTGGCGTACGTAGACGTTGGTTGTGCCATCGTCATCTATTTGAATCTTCATAGTTCTTCTTTCAGTTGGCGGTGCAAGCGTGCTGCATGAGCAGGAACGAGATCCATTCCCCACATCACAGTTACTAGCACTCTTATTTGAGTTGCTGTTGAACCTTGCTTTACTCTACGTCGCAGTTCAGTCATTTGTTCTTCAGTGAAATTAAGTTTGCGTTCGGTGCGACGACGATTAAGTTCAGCGCCAGTCAACCTAGCAGTACGAGTGAGAACTATCCACTCGTCATGGAACATGACTTGTGCTTGAAAGAACTGCACCATTTTCTCATCTGTCCAAGGTGTACCAAGGTCTAAGTATTCTGCAATCTCTAATCCACACCAGCCTTCGTTAACTGGATCTACTTTGATCTGCGTTGGAGTCTTCACGACGACATCGCAGAGGCATTCAATGCTATGTCCGACGACATTGCATGTTTCAGGTTTTACTTGTGGTGGCATTTCATCTCCTTTAATTTGAAATTAAATAGGTACTGTATCCAATCCGATCACTCCGTGTCGGATTGGATCTAGTACTCGTGCTAATCCCCGTTAGGGATAGTATACACATTGAATTGGTCAACATGCATAATACCTGCTCACGGCTACTTTTTTGGTTTGGGTATTTCTTTCATGTGAGGGTGACCCCGATGCTTCGCACATGTCGGTGCTGATTTCAAAGGCACATGAGTAATGATTGTCGCTGCGCATTTCTCACAGAACCACCACTTCTTGTCGTCGCTAGTCATTGAGGTAGAAACCTTTGCTCTAGGTCTAACGTGTCTAGGATTGAATCAGCAAGGCGTACTGCTACGTCTTGCTCATCAACTGAATGGACTTCAACTGCTTCATCTTCATCATCATCTTCGTCCGTTGTCTTTAGCACGCAGCCAGTGAATGATGAACTGAAGTCAATTACTTTGTCAATCAGTTCACCATCCTCTCCGACTACGATGTGGACAATGGGTGAAAATGTAACGTGATATATTTTCATGTTATCTCCTTTTAGAATACTGATATTGAATAGTTGTCCCAAGTAAAGATCGTTGTGGCATCTACATGCCATAACGTGAAGCCCTCTTCGTCAACCTCTAACAGTTCACCGCAAGCGATCTCTTCATCAGAGTCAGAGTGGTTGATGCATAGATGTTTGCCGATCAGGTTCTCCATGATGGTGATGATGAGTGCATACTCACTGTACGTATAGGTGAGTCTGATGGTCATCATGCACTCTCGTACAGAAGGCTAAGAATTTCTTCTTGAACTGCAACGAGGTTACGCATGTCTGCACTTGATTCTTTACCGTACTTAGAGTCAGGACCGTACTTGGTCATCTTGCTAATCAGGTTTTGGATTGCGATGCCGATGGTTTTATGAAGTGATTCCACTTCTTGCAACGACAGGGTGATAGATAACTCTTTCATTTGTTTCCTTTGTTTGTGTGTTTAATTTGGAATTAAATGGGTGGCAGGGCAGGGGGCTACCCCACCACCCACAGCATTATGCGAAGGTACTGACAGCCTTCGCAGTAAGTGGGAAGTCATCACGAAGCAGGCGACGAATCGCAGCAACGTCACGACTATTGTTGCGGACAACTGAGCGATGTTGTTCATAGCCTTGGACAGCCATGACAGCATCAAACGCTGTCTCTCCACGAGTCTTCTCGTTCCACTCGGCAACGATGCCATCCCAAGCAGTGTCATACATAGTCTGACTACGACCAGCCTCAGATGGACGTGACCCAATGACAGCAGGGATGACACGCTGTGTGAGCATGCGCTTGTCTGCCTCAATATCTAGAAGGCGATTGATCTCAAGATCAAACTGATCAAACGAGGTCATCATCCCTTCCAAAGATTTGATTGCAGAAGTAGCGATGTCACTAGCGTTACGAGTGTGACGAATAGTGAACCCAGTGTCAGCACTCCAAGGAGTGAACGTGTTCTGACAGACCCAAAGGTTACTCATGTACTTGACAGCGAGAGGATAAGTCCCATTGTGCGAAGTATAGAGACCCATGTAGCGAGTCATCTTGTCAGTCTCGTCACCATCCTTGCGAACTACCTTGACCATGTCACGGAATTCAATGACAAGGAAGATGACCTGCCCACCCCATAGTTCCACAGCAGACACAGGGAACGCATCACCACGTGCTTGCATGATGACATCTGTATACTGACCGAGCACTTCGTTCTGCACAGTACCGTACTTGTTGCTGTGCATACCAAGGATGCTTTGCTTGTCGGTGCGAATGATTGCAGCATGTTGATCAGCATTCTCCTGAGTTAAACCCAACTCTGCAAGAGTACACTTCTCTACCTGCCAGTTCAATCCAGCAGTGACTAAGAGTTCGTCGCCAGTACGAACGCTGTCACTGATCTGAGTCTTCAGACCAACAACCTCACCCTTACTGTTACGACTCTCACCGAGTCCATGCCACGGTGCAACACGGAACGCTCCGCTAGTCACACCACCCAATACGCCTGTTCTATCTTCACCCATTTTAATTTCTCCTTTTGTTGTTGTTTAATTTGGAATTAAATTACTTACTTGCTTTTCTTCGCAACAGGGTCAGTGCTGGGGAACAACTCACGGTTGCTCGTCCAACGCTTGAACCATTCTTTACGAGTCTTATTTAATACGTTGACATACAAGCCAACGCACTCGTCAACAGTATCTCTGTCTAATGCTGTCTGACCCTTACGATACTTGTATGGAGCGAACACCAGTGTATCGTCACAGAATGCGCCTTCCACCTCAAGTAAAGTAATTGCTTCGTCATGGTCCTTGAACCAATATGAGACACGAAGATTGTCGTACTCTTCTAGTTGAGGATAGTTCTCAATGTCTGCAGGGAACTCACCGATACCAGCAAGACGATCAGTGATCTCGCCAGTCTCTGATTCAACTACAGTTACTTTGACGAACTCACGTTCAACACCATCTAGTTCTGCTGTAAACGAATTCATTTTATTCTTGCCATGCACAAACATAGGTCCGAAAAGTTTTTCGTAGAAGTTTGCACGATAGTAGAACTCTTCTGCATGATCCAAGTCTTTGATGCACCCAATGTCAGTGACCATGCACAAGAATACAATTGCTTTGTATTCAACCTTTAGATCTTTGTGTGCTGGCTCACCAATATATGGTGACTTGTATTCGTCGTAGAGATCATCCGTTGGGATGGTCGTATTTTTAAAGTCGTATGTTAAACTCATTTTGTTTCGCTCCTCTTTTGTTTGTGTTCAATGATTGCGTCAGCAATCCAATCGTTAATATCTGCACCAGCATTATCCCAATCATCAAATTCTTGACAGATATCTGCCCACATTTGATTACTCACTTCTTCACCATCCCAGTCATCTTCAAAGAAAGATGGCTTGGTCCACCAAAGACAAGCAATGTCGCTGTCAGGGTCTAGGTCTTGCAACCAGTTGATTATCTTTTGAACTTTCATGTTTCTCCTTGTAGTTTAATTTGATATTAAATTGATTAGGCTAAGTAAATAAGTGTTGTGAATTGTGATGTGTCTGTGACGGTGCTGCAAATACCTGACTCGTCGCACTCAACCTTGAGTGCGTAAGCACATGCTTTGTATGCCTCCACTTCTTCGTCGTAGCAGATGTTGATGTCAAACCCCATGTATGAGTCCCACCAATCATCACCCAACTCTTCGTCGGACACAGTGTTAAATTTCTGTCTAGCAAATTCAACTAAGAACGAACGTTGCTCTTTAGATAGTTTCAATTCCATTAGATACTCCTCCATTTTGTTTTCCTCTCGTTTAATTTGATATTAAATTGGGGTTGTGTGGGATGGGAGAGAGTACAAACGAACCCCCACCCCACACAGATCTACTATTGTTCTTCTATTGAGATGTCAGTATATTCTGAGTAATCC